GGTATTTCTCAAGAATTTGGTAATGCAAGAACTTCACCACATCCTTTTTTGAGACCTGCATTAGATAATAATATTGATAATGTTATAAGTAGATTAGGACATATAATTTGGTCTCAAATTAATTGGACAAAAAACGCAAAAGGTAAAACATGAGTGCTGTAATTGGTTCGTTATCAGTTAAATTAGGTTTAGTCACTGTAGATTGGGATTCCGCTACAGAGAAAGCTAAACGTCAAGCTAAAGATTTACAAAAATCTTTTCAAGATTTAACTGGAGAGTTAAAAAGTATTGCTTCTGCGTTTACCAGTTTTGGTGGCGTGTTAAGCACTAGCGCATTAAGTTTTGGCGCGTTAATGTCAGCAACTTTATCTTATGCTAATGAAGTAAAAGATTTAGCTGAGGCTTATGATTTATCAATAGAAAAAACAATTCAATTTAGAAATGCTTTGCAGACTTCTGGTGGTAGTGCTGAAAAGTCCGGTCAAATGCTATCTAAATTATTTGGTTTAATTGGTCAAGGTCAAGAAGGAACTGAAAAAACTATAGCTTTATTTGATAAAGTTGGATTAACTTTTGAAGAATTAAGAACTTTAAAACCAGAAGAAATTTTAAAACAAGTTGCTACTGGTATTAGTGAAATAAATAATCAAGCGCAAAAGTCTAGAGTTATAAAAGAATTTTTTGGTAAAGGTGGCGCTACTTTAGTAATGGAAGATTTTGCTAAAGCGGTAAATTTATCTACTGAAGAAAACAAAAAACAAGCAGAATCTATTAAACGATTTGGAGAAGTATCAGATAATTTAAAAGTTACAATGGATAACTTAAAAATTGCTTTTGCAGAATTGTTTGCACCGTTTTTAGGCGAAGGTTTAATAAACGTAGAAAAATTTAAAACAATTTTAGTGACTATGGCTAGTGCTGTAGTTATTAGCAATATAACAAAATTAGTTACAGTAATTATTGAATTAACAGCCGCTTTAAGAAGTGGTGCTATTGTTGCGGGTGCATTAAGTTTATCTATTGGAAATATAATAACTCCATTAGCAATATTATCATCATATTTTATTGCGGATAATTATTTTTCTGATCCAATTAAAAAGTTAAATGACCAATTAAAAGAAACAGAAGAATCTTTAAAGAAAATTAAAGAAGGAAGTTGGTGGAATTTTTTCGCACCTAAATCTGGAAGTGCGGCAGAAAAACAAACTATTGCTGAAATAGAAAGATTAAAAAAACAAATTCAAACTGAAAAAGATAAAAACAAAGTTCCAGAATCTACTGTTAAAGTTGAAGATGAGAAAGCTGTAGAAATTGCTACTAGAGAATCTGATGCTATGGCGGCAAGAATTGAATTACAAGGAAAAATGTTAAATATTACAAAAGAAATAAACAGATTAAAATTAGATGAAATAAACAATGATAAATATTCTATTCAGCAACAAATAATAAAGCAAAATTACTATGCTGATATTGCTAAAGCAGAAGCCGCAAGAAAAGAAGCATTAGCTAAACCAGATAAAAGTCCAAGAGAAATAGGATTAATTGGCGGTCAATATAGTGCGGCAGTTGCAGAAGCAGAAGAAAAACGTGCGTCTGCTGTAGCTATTCTTACTGCTAATCGTGATAAAGAGGTAAGCAATACTATAAGACAAGTAATATTGTCTAAAGAAATGGCTAAATTAGATCAAGAAGGTTACAAGATAAAATTAAACTCTTTAAATACTGGCGCGTATGAAACACAGATTCTTGAAGCGCAACTAGCAACAAAGAAACAGATTAAAACTATTGAGGATGAAAGCGCTCAAAAGATGATGTCTGTTTCAGACCCTGCTCAAGTAGAAGCTGAATCACTTAGAGTTATGAATGAAATAGCCAAAGCGCGTGAATCAGGAAAAGCTAACATTGATTACATTAATGCCGCTAGAGAAAAAGAAGTAAGTTTAATTAGACAGCAAATATCATTTTCTAAAGAATTGCAAACTTTTGATATAAAGCGTTTAGGATTAGAAGAACAAAGATATTACATGACTGTTTACGAGTATGAAAAGCAAAGTGAAATATTAAATACTCAAAGACGATTGGTAGAACTTGAACAACAAAAAGCAGATATAGTTTCCAGACAAGGAAAAGGCGAAATATTAGATGCTGAATTAAGTAGATTAAATAATCAAATATCTTTGGAAAAAGAATTGGCTGTAGTTCGTATGCGTGGAGTTGATGCGGCAGAAAGACAAAGAACTTCTTTTAGCGAAGGATGGGACAAAGCGTTTAGAGATTATTCTGAAAATGCCAAGAACTATGGAAAGGTAGGAGAGAGTGCATTTAATTCTGTAACAAGCAATATGGAATCTGCAATAGATAGATTTGTTAAAACAGGTAAATTAGGATTTAAAAGTTTTGCACAATCTGTTATACAAGATTTAATTGCTATTCAAATTAAAATGCAAGCTAGTAGATTATTAGGTATGGCATTTGGTGCATTTTTTGGTGGTTCTGCGGCAACAGGTCAATTTGGTGTAGGTGCAGGAGTTAGTAGCGGATTAGGATTGCAATCTGGCGGCGGTTTAGGACTTGTGCCAAGAGCAAGTGGCGGTTCTGTTTCTGCAAATGATAATTACATGGTTGGTGAAAATGGTCCTGAAATGTTTGTTCCTAGACAATCGGGAACCATTGTTCCTAACGGTCAACTTTCATCTATGGGAAATCAACCGCAGGTAATTTATAATGGTCCTTATATTGCATCGATGTCCGCAATAGACACGCAATCTGCAACACAGTTCTTAGCAAGGAATAAAAATGCCGTATGGTCGGCTAATCAATCTGCATCGCGTGGATTGCCTACTAATAGGTAAACAAAATGAGTCTTACCAATATTTTAAGCATAGCAGAATCGGTCAGCATTAATGACCAAAGATTTATTGGGCAAATGTTATCGAGAAATCAAAGAATCTCTACTAGCGAGATTTTAACGGTTGTTCCGTTTCAATTTACAATGAAACCTAATAACTATCAACTTTACTCGCAATCTAGAAGCCTGTTAAACAGTTTGAGAATTCCTGATAAAAACTTAGAACAGTATCTTAATTTTAGCGCTACAGGATGGGTTAATTATATTGCGTATCAGGGCAGTATGACTTCTGGTCAAATAGCGTCATGCGCGTGGCAAACTGCAAGCGCAAACAAGACTTTAGTATTAGGTTCTCTGCCTAGCATATCGTCAGGGTCTTACATTGTCAAAGCGGGAGATTTTTGCCAAGTTGGAAGGTATGCTTATATAGCTACAGATGATGTTGTTAGAGGGTCTGGCACTACAGTTAATATACCAGTTCATAGAACTTTATTGACAACTGTTACAAGTCCTATAGCGGCTGTTATCGGACAGTATGGAACTACAACTTCAATGGGTGGAACTACATACACTGGAACTACGTTTCCCGTAATCCTTCGAGAGTATCCTACTTACACGTTAGTTCCTATGACCAATGACAGTTTCATAAGTTGGTCTGGAAGTTTTACTGCATTTGAGGCGGTAACATGAACGTAATTGCGCCGGTAGAAAATACAAATAATATTCGATACGCACAGTTTGTCCGAGTAACTACAGCGGCTACTGTATATAGATTTGCTACAACTCCTGCGCCAATTACGGTTCCTGCGGTGGACGCTGAACCTTTTGATGCGGTTGGCGTTTTAATGGCTATAGGACAAGCGCAGAGAGATATTAAGTCTACTGCTAATGAAACTACCTTTACACTGATTGGAATTGATACAGCGTTATTAGGATGGGTTCTAGGGCAAAATGTAAAAGGCGCACAGATTGAAGCGTGGAACGGTTTTTTTAATACTAATAATGAATTAATAACCGGCGGCGGAACTGGTGGACTTTATCAATTTTTTAATGGTTATATAACTTCATTTTCGATTAGCGAACAATGGATGGAAGAAGTTAGGTCATATGTTGGAACTATAACAGTTAGCGCATCTTCTATTCAGTTAATTTTGCAGAATCGTGTAGCAGGTAGATATACAAATGATAACAGTTGGCAATTCTTTACTCCGGGCGATACTTCGATGAATAGAGTATCTGCGGTTGCTAATGTAAATTATTACTTTGGAAAAACTACATGATAAGACAGGCAACAAAATATGATAAAGACCAAATAATACAAATGATGCTTCAGTTTAAAGAAGAAAGTAAAATTCAAGCATACAAAGATATTAACAATTTACTTTATTGGAATAAATTATTAGATAATATTCTTGCGGGACAAGGCATTATTTTTATAGAAGATAACGTAGGTTTAATTATGGGAATTATTACTCCGTCTATATGGTGTGATAAAACTTTATGCTTACATGAACTTGCGTGGTATGTTAAACCTGAACATAGATACAAATCAGTAGGATACAAACTGTTTAAAAAATATACTGAACGTGCCAAAGAATTAAAAAGTTTAGGTAGAATTCAAATGTTTACTATGGCTAAATTACATAACAGTCCTAACATTGATTACTCAAGATTTGGTTTTACTAAAATAGATGAAAGTTGGATGGCGTAATGTATAAAATTATTGCGGCGTTTTGGTTATGCGTAATTGCGAGTCCTGCTTTGGCAATTGGTTCTGTTATTGCAACTTACTATGGTCTCACAGTAACCGTAGGCACAGTAACCACTTTAAGCACTATCGGAACAATGGTTGCAATGGGAATCAACATGGTTGTTGCATCAGTTGTTTCGCAAGCGTTTTTTTCCCCTACGCAACCTTCTAATGGTGAACAAAGAAATCCGGGTAACAGAAATACACTTGGACCTGCAACGGATTCTAAATTGCCCATTATTTATGGAACTGCTTTTATTGGCGGAAACAGTATTGATTTAAGCATTACGGAAGATAATCAAAAAGAATATTTTGTTGTTGCTTTGTGCGAAGTAACCGGCGGCGGAACGGACACAATAAGTTTTGGCGATGTGTATTATGGCGGGAAAAAAGTTACATTTAATTCTACAAATCTTTATAGCGTAGATTCTTTACTGGATGAATCTACAGGAGAGTCACAGCCAATTAACGGCAATATTGAAATATACCTTTACAGAGATGGAAGTTTAACACCAACAAATTCTAGTCTTACGGCTATACAGGTAATGCAATCTGATGGTCTTGTTTACACTTGGGACAGTCAAAAGCAGATGACTAATTGCGCGTTTGCTATTGTTAAACTTACATACAATAGAGATTTAAATGTTACCGGATTAGAACAAATAAGAGTTCAGGTAACAAATAGCAGAAAAAAACCGGGCGATTGTATTTATGATTATTTAAACAATTCAGTTTATGGTTGCGCTATTCCTGCGTATCAAATAGATACTGATTCATTGGATGATTTAAATACTTATTCTGATGAGTTAATTCAATACACAACGTATTCATCGACCATAGCACAGCAAAAAAGGTATCAGTTTGATGGCGTTTTAGATACTTCTCAAAACGTAATGACTAATCTTCAAACAATGGCTACGTGTTGTAATGCTTTAATTAAATACAATGAAGTATTAGGTTTATGGGGTGTTATTACTCAAAAACCTACTTACACTATAGCAATGGATATAAACGATTCAAACATGATTTCTGCTATATCTGTAACTCCAATAGATTTGGCTAATTCATATAATATTATTGAATGTAAATTTGCAAACAAAACAAGTCAAGATGCTTTTGACACTTCAACATTTGATTTGTCAATAATTGCGCCGGGATTGTTATTTGCAAATGAACCTGTTAATAAACAATCTGTTACTTTGTCGTTAGTTAATGATAGTGTTCGCGCACAATATTTAGCAAACATAATGCTAAAAGCCGCAAGAGAAGATTTACAACTACAAGTTAAAATTAATTATGTAGGATTGCAATTAGATGCGGGTGATATAGTAACTGTTACAAATGCAAACTATGGATGGGTAGCTAAAGAATTTAGGATTACTAAAATTACTCAAGAGTTTGGAGAGGATGCAACTGTTAGCGCAAGTTTAATACTTTCAGAATTTAACGCTACCGTTTACAGCGATGTAAGCGTTACTCAGTTTACTCCTGCACCTAATACTGGATTGGCATCTCCATTTGATTTTGGAACAATCCCTGCGCCTGTTATTGGTTCTCAATATCCAACAAATACAAATCCATTGTTTCTGGTTTCACTTACCGCGTCAAGCGTAGGTATTATTCAATATGCAGAGGTTTGGTATTCTGCTTTCTCTAATCCTACCGCTGACCAAAGAATATTTGCGGCAACATCTGCTATTCAATCTTCTGGCAATCCTTATTTGCCAGGTTCAACTATACCTTCCGTTAGTCTGGCTAATATTCCATCTGGTAACTGGTATTTCTTTTCTCGAATGGTAAACAGTTTGGCAACGTCACCATTTAGCAGTGCGTCTACTATTTTTAGATGGCGACCAAGCACATTTCAATACACTGAACGCTATGTGGTGGTGGCTTACGGAGACAGCATTACGGGTTCTGGATTTAGTTATACGCCAACAAACAAAACCTATTATGGGTTATTAAATCAGGCATCCTCAACGCCAAGTCCTACGGCATCAGACTATACGTGGTATCTAGCAGACCCATCTTTTGGCACTAATAAATATTTATGTTATTCAAATCGCACAGGTAGAAAATTTAGTTTTGCTACAGGCTTTGCAGATTACGCGGCGGGAACTGCGGCATTTGTTCCCACTCAAACATCTATATTTGATGCAAGCGTATGGTCAGCATTGCCATCCAGTATTAATTTTATAGACTTAGACCATTCAACGGGTCAAGTTTTAACTACCGGAACAACCACTACCGGAACGGGCGAGATTGCCATTACTAACAATCCAGACGGAAAAATTGTTGCCTCTCTCGCGCAGTATTTAGACTTTGGTGGCGATTATCAAAAGACCAGTGCGGTTGCTACTCTTACGGTAGATATTTACGGTAGGGTAGTAGGCTTTGAAACACCAGATGCTTTTTATTTTACCAAGCAATCTTTTACTGCGACATCTGGGCAAACAGTATTTAGCGTTACTCGCGCGTCTAATTACATCTCTGGACAGTGTTTAGTATTCCAGAATGGTTTACTATTGGAAACGTCTTATTACACTGATACAGGCGGTTCTACGGGAACTGTTACATTTGGAACCGGCGTTACCCTTAATGATATTATTACCATTGTATCGGTTAGAAGTGTTAATAGTTCCACAGGTATATACGCATCCTTCTCACGTAATACAGCAGATTTAACTACCGCAAGCACTTACACTGCATCAGGTTTTACTTTAAATTCAGGCTATGAGTTATTGTTTTTAAACGGTGCTGTAGTTAATGACCAAGACTATGATGTGATTGGTCAAGACATAACTAATTTTCCGGCTTTGGTTACTGGCAAGCTAACAATTTTACAGTGGACGGCAAATAATCTTTCAACGCCTAACGGTAATCCGGTAAACGTATTAATTAATACTATTGTTGGACAGGTAGGTTATTCATTTAGTTATGACGTGGACGCTTTTAACCTGTATCAAAATGGCATTTTATTAAAGCAGGGAACGGATTAC